TGCCCGAGGAAATCGTTGAAGTAGCAAAACCCAACAGTCGGATCGAGCAATGCCTCGAACCACTTCGAGTCGTTCCAGATCAACGGTGACGGCCCCGTCCCGGCTGCCGTTCCGGCCGTTTCATCGTCGTCAATACCGTTAATCATGCTGTCGGCAGACGCCTGTGTAGGAACGGGGTTGAAATCACAGCTCGACGCCGTGCCCTCGTTGATGTAAACCGCCGTGCCGCTGCCGCCGTCATCGTGGATGTAAATACAACCGATGCAGTAGCCTGACGTTGCATCGGTCGGCACCGTCGTACCCCAGGCCAGGGCAATGCCGTTTTCCGTCCTCCAGATCACCTGATCGGCGGTATCTCCCGCAGGAGCGGCAATCATGTTGTGATGCTCATGGGATTCAAAAGCCATGTTCTCTCCTATGTGTAAGTCACGTCGTTGAAAATTCGTGTTCGTTCTTTCGTTCGCCGTCCAGGCAGCATCGGCCCAAGCTTTCGCGGAGCTGAGCGGGCATCGATCTCCCACGCCTTCGCAACATCGAGCGAGAGGAATTTGTCCATATACCCGGTCTGCAAATCCTCGAACTCCAGCTCGGCCTTCGCCAGACACGCCCCCAGGACCGCCTCATCGAATTGCATTCCGGCCGGATGTTTCGTGCCGTTCGTTACGAAGTAAGCGCTGTCTGTAGAAGGATCAGTCCCCCCGGCTGATCCGTCTTTGGCAAGCCAATCGGCTACGGTGAATACCCCGGTAACTCCCGCATAGTCCGTTACAACGGCGTAACTGTTGCGGCCGGTTCCGTCGATGACATAGATCGTCCAACCATTGAAGTAGTCGTCGGGGTACAAATTCGCGATACTGACATCCGTTAGGCTTGTGGTGCTTCCAGCATTGGCCTCCCCGCTTGCGGCCTGCATCGCGGCAAACCCGGCCCTGTACGGAAACGTCACCGTGTCCGCCGCGCTCGGACTTGGGTCTACGATCAATTCCCATGTGCGATTGGAATACGGCCGGACCGCCGCTTGGGTAGGATACCCTTCAAGAACATCAGTCTGACGATGCTGGCGAATCTGTCCCTCATGAACCCAGTCAATGCTCGTGCCGTGCCCGGTCTCCTTGATGTAAGTAATCGGCCCGGTCACTTCGCCTTGGAAGTCATCCGAGAGTTGATAGCGAGCCCCGTCCGTATCGATGTTGTCCGTGCCGTCACCGTCCGGATAGAACAGGACCGTAGCCTCCCGATTCTGCCACCGCCAACCCATAGGCGGAGCGGAGGCGATGAAAAACTTGATCCCGTCGTTCACACAATCCAGACACCGCTCGAACACTTCTTCATCGACAGGAATCAGAGCCTTGCTCTGCCCGTCCGCACCGTGCCAGGCAACACCTGCCGCCTTAGCTACCCGAAGAATCAGGTCCTGAACAGTGAACGCACTCGTCGGTTCGGCCATTCCTTATTTCCTCTGCTTTCTTTGCCTCTTCGTAGAGCAGACCGAGGTCACTATCGATGGTCGCTCGGTCATTGCGCTTGAATGGAATCTCGCCAAGGACGGTCCATAAACGTCTGTATGATTCGTGTATGTCCACAACATCCCCCAGAAAAACAGAACCCCCCCGGAGGCCACACCGGCGTGTCCGGAGGGGGTCAGATCAACACTTAGTATTCACGAGCTACGCGAACCCAGTCCACGTAGATACCGTCCCCATCAGCCGCCGTGCCGTCGGCGGTGAAACCGATCACAACGTCCATATCCGTCGCGCTTGGGAAGTTGGCGTTGGTTGCGCTGATGTCGATGGCTGCGGTATCGCCCAGATCAACACCATCGACAAAGAAGCGAACCTCGCCCTTTAGTCGATCAACCTTGAAGCCAAGGCGGTACCACGTAGCTGCGGCAATCGTCTTCGCAGCGCCTGACTGAGCCGTGCCACTCGTGGCCTCATTGTAGGCGTACTTCAAGGCATCGCCATCACCCGAGAGCTGCACAAACCCGATGTAATCCACATCGGCCAGTGAAGACGCATCACCGCCGAGACACCCGCCACTGTCCTTGGCCTCGCCGGGCTGAGCCAGACCGACGAAGAAACCGGCATCGCCATCGGTAATGGAAACCGCCTTGATTCGGGCCTCGAACCACAGACCCTTTGCAGGCGTGCCGATACTCGGGGTCTTAAACAAACCACCGGCGTTCCCACCGGTCGTAATCACCGTCTCATCGGCGTCAGTGCCGTCAGTTTGCAAAAACAGCACGCCGTCATCATCAGCCTGCAACGCTACATCAGCCTGCTTATCCGACTGACAATACACATACCAGTTGATGTCCCCGGCTATAGCGCCGAGGCCGCTGATAAAATCAGTAGCATGGGCAATACCCAAGGTCGAATTCTTGAAGTCATCAAACTTGTGAATGCCCGCTGCCGGGTCCGCCAAATACGTGCTCACCGGGCAATCGTCCCAAATGATGGGGCTCGGGGCGCGCGAAGTAACAGCAGCGGCGCTGCCGTAACGAATAGTTCCACTCATTAAACCCTCCTCTGTTTCTGGGGATTAAAAACGAAACGGGACGCCACAGCTCATCCCGTCAAAGACTTGCCCACTGTCTATAGCGTCTGTGGTGTGGGTTATTCTCTGTTACGAAGTCAGAGCCTTGTGCAGGACACCGCCGACCTTCCGACGATTCGTACACAAGTTCTGATGAGCCCCGTCCAGAAAGACCGTAAACGTGGTATGCTGCCCACGATCCGTCTGCGGCTCACTCTCTTCCATCCAGTATCCGTCATGAATGATCGGCTGGAAGTGCGAGAAATCGACCAGATATAGAGGATCGGTATCGTCACCAGTCTCCGGATCGGTGTCGCCCACGAGCTGCGGGATCGGAATCACCGGCGTCCGATTCAGGAGCACCAGGTCACCGTCGCCAATCACCATGTTATGCAGAGCATCCTTGCCCTTATGATTATCATCAGCCGCGTCAACGTAATCCATCAGATCATTGATGAGATCGTAATCACAGTAGAACCGCTTCTGCATGGCGCGCTTGTTGCTCGGATCGTTGATGAACAACGGGGCCTTGAAGCGAGTCTTCATGAACATCATCCGGACCTTCTTCATGAATTCCCGATTGATGTCAGTGTAAACATCTGCGAAGTTCCGCCACATCGCATGCGTATTGGCCGACAAATTCGCACAGGTGGTACCAGTGGTTCCGTCCTGAAAACGAATCGTCTTACCGACAAACCCGCCGGTGGTCGAATCGGCGTCCACCATGTTAATGAAGTACGGAATACCGTAGGGATACAGATCATCATCAGCGTCGGTTGGGGTCTTCCAGAACCGATCCTCGATGAGATCAGCCAGAGCCCACAAACCGTCGATTCGTCGCTGCTTCATCACGCGAATGAAACCCTTGACGGAATTCATCTGGTGGAGGATTTCGAGGTCGTCCCACGAATAGTTGGTACTCAGACGAGTCCACGGCACCTTAATCGTGCCCATGTGGTCTTCCACGGCCGGATCATCGGTTTCATAGTATCGCCGGTACTTGGCGTTCCCGGTATTGTCGAGCATGACCTTCCGCTCGATCTGTTCACCACCGTCGATGACGAATCGTTCCTGTTGATAGATTCGACACGCTTCGTAATCCTGATTGTCCCAAAGGACATCAAACACCTGCTTGGGCAGGTCATTAATCGTACTGGCAATAAGACCAGCCAGTTCCGTCGCTTTTACAGCCATTCACTCCTCCTCCTTCTAACCAGGGGGAGCGGGTATCACCTTATACCGAATTTCTTGCGAGCCTCGGCAAGTCTCTGCTCCGTCCTGGCTTCCAATTCTTCCTGGTTTTTAGGTTTGCTCTTGGCGTTGTTTGATGCCGGAGGCCGGTTCTTCGTGGGTCGCAAAGTCACACCCTTACCGCGCTTCTTGACCTTACCCACCAGCTCTTTCCGCACTCGCTCCTCGCGCACATTCTCCGTCAGAAGCATGTGTGCTTTCTCCAGCGCCTCCGCCACACTCAACTCACGTCCGTGCATTTCCGACCCCAGCCAAAGCGCATCCGCCTCATCAATCAAAGCCCTGCGATTCGCCGCCTGACCGGGCGTCATATTACGCCCCTCAAAATCAGGCATTCCTTCCTCGGTGAAGGCCGAACCATAGAAATCCTCAAAGGTCTTCATTCGGTCACTACCGAGGAACGTGAGAATCTGCTGAGCGAGTGACAAATCCATCTGCTGATTCGCTGGTTCGGGATCGGCGGGTTTCTTACTACCACCACGAAGCTCCTTCAGAGCCTCGTTCAATCCCTCTACAATCGGCAGCAAATCATTTTCCGGATCGGCCTCTCGCAAGGCTTTCAGGTCGATGAAATCTTTGGTTTCCGGCTGCACTTCTGGCTGTCGCCGTTGCTGCTGCTGAACCCGGACCCGTCCGGCTTGGGCAAACTGACGCGACAAATCATTCATGGACTTGTGCATCTTCTCAAGCGTCTTCAACGCCTGTGTCGGGCTCGCTTCGTAGAACTCCGAAATCTCTTCCGGGGTCCATCCGTTATAGTGAGCGGCCCTCAGTAACCGCTCAGGAATGGCGGGCTTTTCCTCTTCTGCCGGTTCCTCATCATCGTTATCGTCCTGCTCGGGAAGATCGTCATCCTCTGCCGGTTTCTCGTCCGGGGTAGAGTCGTCGTCTTCAATCTCAGGCTCGTCATCGATTTCCGGTTCCGGGGTAGAAGGTCCCCCACCAAGTTCTGCCAAATGCTGTGCAATCTTGCTTTCAACGTCATTGTTCTCATACGCACCTTCGTCAGTGCGCATATCTTCCCCCGTGATTGATCCAGACATAATTACTCCCGAATATGGGTTAAAGAGGTAAGATCGAGGATCACTTGTCCTTCGATGTTGTCTTCACGCGCTTTGCGCGGCGTCGTATTCGCTGTGGGTGTTTCACCACCCCGGATTTCTTTAGGTAGTCTTCATGCTTGCGAAATGAGTCAAACACCGGTCGTCCATCCGGCAACACTTTCACATCGGGAAATTTTCTCCGGTGTTCCGGTATCTGCTCCGGATTGATCGCCAATGTGTCACTCACTATCGGCCGATGATATTCTCTATCGCCAACATTAGCACGTTCGGAGTGATAATCGCGCTGCATCTCGCAACCGCACTCTAAACAGTCATGCGGCTCACTACACTGTGACATCGACCGCATAACTTCATCCTGGTGGCCGCATTCCGGGCACCAAAAAACATACGTAGGCGTATTTCACCCCCCAATCGATCGAATCTCTTCATCAGTCAAGGCACCCCGCAGAGCACTTCGTTGCTTCTTGCGGGTTTTCTTCACCTTGCCAAGAGTAGATTCAGATTTCTTTTTCCTCTTCTTGCGCTGCTGCTTGATCTCTGCCTTGACGCCTTTCTCGAACCGCTTCATCCACTCCGATGTGTACATTTGCGGATAAGTTTCGCGAAGACTCGCGTTGACCAGGGCTTCTTCCCTGCGGCTGCGCGGCCTGGCCTTGGCGTTAGGGCTTCGTTTAGCCAAATTGCTGCCCTCCAAACCCGGCCGCTGACTGTGCTTCTCCGGCCGTCATCTGTTGCATCTGATTTTGCTCCGTTGCAGGTGACGCCACCGGCCGTTGACCGGCGAATCCACCGTTCTGCAACACACCCGCGAGTTGTCCTTTGCCCGGATTCTGCGGCCCGAACATCATGAACGTCTCCATACGCTGAGCAAATTTCGGGTCGATAAAGACCTCTTGAACAACCTCATCGATCCCAAGCTCCTCTGCCGCCTGCATAAGAGCACGAGGTAGATCAAACTCGATACCCATCTGCATCATTACCATTGCCGACTGCACCATAGCGGGCACAACGTTCGTGTAATAATCCAGGAGTCGCTTTGAGCGGAGCGTCGGTTCCAGAATCGTCATCGAACGCTTGACGATCTCAAAACTGTATTCCAGGAAGTCACCCCGCATTTGTTCAGGCGTAAGGTAAACCTGAATCTCCTCGCCACCTGTTATGCGGCGGATCAATGGGATGCCGGGTTGACCAGGCTGGAACATCAGCGGATCATAGAATATGAACCACGCCTGCTTTTTGCTGATGTCGGCGTATGACTCCGCCATCATCGTCCGCATGTCCTCAACGCGCAGACTTGCATTTGCCTGTAAGCCCTGGAACTCCGTGGCAGTATCGGCGTTGCTCGTGGCAATTCCCATCATCTGATCGGGATTACCGGCCATGTAATTAAACCACCCTCGAAGCTCCTGAATCATTCGCTCGTTATCAGGATTCTGTCCACCGAATGACGCGACATTTACCCCGTTTGGGTCGTTACACGCAATCGAAGCACCATCTTCCGCCGTGCGAATCGCTTCGGCCACATCTGCCAATTCCGGCCGATAGAGCAAAACGTCTTTCTGGCGCTCTGACTGGCCCATGAACTTCTTGAAAATCTCATTGGCCATGTCGTTCAAGTCGCGATACACGCCGACCGGAGCAATGGGGAACGGATTGTCAGGAACCGGCTGTGTCAACGAGCCAATCGTGTACGGTCCCTCAGCAGGACCATAGTAGTCCTTAATGAGCAAGAAGTCATCCAGCGTTAATTGCTGCGGGTCAGGGATATATGCCACGGCCTCCGCTTCCGGGACACAAACCTCCACGACATACACATAATCCTGAAGGTCAAACATTCGTTTGGCCTGTTTGGAATCTTGTGTCATCGATTGCGCCCAATCCTTCTCCATCGGATGCTGAGAAGCAGACGGTAATCGATCCACAATCTCTTGTTTCATGCCGAGTTCAACTAATTGCTGCCTCGGGACTCGCAAACGATGTCCCATGAAATTGGCCTTATCAAAAGCCAACGCCGTGGGATCAAACGTGAAGTCATCCATACTTACAACGTCGGTATAGACCATGCCAGGATCGACATCTTCATCGTCGCCGATTGGAATCAGCAAACCGGACGCCGCAATACTCGTTTTGGCGATAAAAAACCCACCGAGTATTGTATCCACGAGCGCTGCTCGCATGATCTGCTTCATTTTGAGCTGTTTCTGGAGCCGATTTAGAGCCAGACCAAGAAGTTCCGCTGTTTCCTTGTTCTTCAGAAAATCAGTCGTGACCTTGTTGAACCCTTCCCGCTGAATTAGTGCGGGCACAAGTGCATGGATAGCGAGAAAAACCAAGTTGATCGGCATTTCCCCTGTGAGTCCCTGTTTCTTGCTGAAGTAATTGCCGCAATAATCGGCAATAAACATCGCCCTGGCTTTGCGGAAACTTTTCATGCGCTCAAGACCCTCCTTAACCGCTTGGGAGAGTGTCGTCGCTGTCAACTCTGTCATCTTCCTCCTCACACGAAGCTGAACTTCTTCCTCCAGGAACTCGTTTTTCGGT